GGATGCCATCACAGTTAGTGAGGCGGCGAGCGTCAACACACCGCGCAGCACGTCCGCCAGTGACGCGGTGACGGTCGGCGAGGCGACGGGCGCACAGCTGACCACGGCGCAGATCTCCGCGGCGGATGCGGTCACGGTCAGTGAGGCCGCGAGTCTCGATGCGCCGCGCAGCACGTCCGCCAGTGACGCGATCACGGTCGGGGAGGCGACGGGCGCACAGCTGACCACGGCGCAGATCTCCGCGGCGGATGCCATCACAGTTAGTGAGGCGGCGAGCGTCAACACACCGCGCAGCACGTCCGCCAGTGACGCGGTGACGGTCGGCGAGGCGACGGGCGCACAGCTGACCACGGCGCAGATCAGTGCGGCGGAGAGTGTCACGGTCAGTGAGCAAAGTGCGGCGATTGTCACGCTGCCCGGAACTCAGCAGATCAGCGCAGCGGATGCGGTCACGATCAGCGAAGAGGCGGCGCAGAGCATCAGCAGCGCGCAAGTGGCAGCGGATGAATCCATTGCCGTGAATGAGACGATCGACGCGCAAGCCGGCGCAGGCCTGGTCGATGCTGCCGAAACTATCGCGCTGACCGAGACGGTCTCGCAAACGCTCGGCAGTTTGGCGAATAGCAGTGCTGAAGCGATTGGAATCGGCGAAGCGTCCAGCGCGATCGTTTCCGCGCCACAGGTCAATGCGGCGGACGCGGTCACGATCGGCGAAGCGCAGACGGTCAGCCTGACTGAACTTCCGCTTATACCTGTTATCGGAACCGCGGACACTGTCACGGCCGCTGAAGCAGTGACAGCGCAAATAAAAACAGGCCGAATCAGTGCGGCGGACGCGATCGGGGTCAATGAAGATCCGGGGATCGCCATCACCCAGCGGGTGAGTGCCATCGATGGGATTAACCTGAGTGAAGATTCCGGCGCCGTGGTGTCCACGCCGATCCAGTCGGTGAGCGATGGCATTGTCATCAGTGAGGCGGTAACTGCCACGCGAACGGCCAACCGCGTGGAACAGGCTGAGGCAGTGACGATCGGCGACGCAGCCGCGGCACAATTGGCGACGAGTGGCCAGGCCACAGAGAGCATTGCCGTTCACGATGAAGTGATTTTGCTGCTGGCGCCGCTGAGTGTGAGCACGCAGGAACAGATCAGACTAGACGAATCAATCGAATGGTCATTCAATTATTTCTCGGCCAGCATCGGCGAGACGATCACGCTCGGGGAGATGATCGCGCTGGAAATAGCGATAGCCTTCCGGGCACATCCACCGCTGTTTCAGTACGGCCGGGTGGACGATTACGACAGCACCCCGCGGGCGCCAAACCAATCCGCGGCGCGGCGGAATAACACATCTTCCAGAGGAGAGTAGATATGGAACAGCAAGTCGAAATGGAACAGGAAGTCGAGCACGGATTGTTTGAAGGAATGAAGGTGAAGGGCATGTTCCGCGTGCAGATCGCGGAGGATGGCGAGATTAAGGGCGACAGCGGCTGGGTTGAGAACCTCGTCACCAATGCCGGATTCCGCTATTACCTGGCCTACGCCCTGGGCGCGATCGCGGGCAGCCTGCAAGTCAGCCACGCCGCTTTGGGTACGGGCGGCGCGCCGATTGCAACTGATACGACGCTGACCGGCGAGGTGGCGAAACGCCAGGCAGTGACGGCGGCCTCATCGTCAACATCGAAGGCGGTGACCTTTACGCAGACGTTCTCCTCGTCTAACTCGTTCCTGGCCGGAACCAGCAACATCAGCAACATCGGCCTGGCGAATTCGTCTGCTACGGGCACGCTGTTCAGCGGCGCCGCGTTCGCGTCGTCATCGTGCGCCACGAATCAGGACGTGTATACCACGTACACGATTTCATTCGCGTAATGGAGAGCAAACTGCTCGAGGCGAAGGCCGGGATCCTGCTGGACATCGGCTGCGGCGCGCATAAGCAATCGGACAACTGGATCGGGATCGATCGGCTGAAATTGCCGAGCGTGGACATCGTGCACGATCTGGAAATCTACCCGTGGCCACTGGACGACGAAAGCGTGCTGACGGCGATCGCGTCGCACGTGGTGGAACATATCGATCCGGCGCACGGCGGATTCCTGAAGTTCATGGACGAGGTATGGCGGGTGCTGAAGGTCGGCGGCGAGTTTGCGATCGTCACGCCGTATGGCTGGAGCGCAGGCTATTTGCAGGACCCGACGCACTGCAATCCGTGCAACGAGGCGACGTGGGCTTACTTCGATCCGGAAGCGTATGCGGGCGCGCTGTACACGTTCTACCGACCGTCGCCGTGGAAGATTAAACATTTGTCCTGGATCGTCGAGACGAATATCGAGGTGGTGCTGGTGAAGCGGCCGCTTGAGGACGGGATGAACCATGTCGTTTAACGAACACGTGAGCATGACCGAACAGGTGAGCGTGGGCATTCAGCCGCCGGCACAACCGCAATATGGCACGCAGATCGTGGATAGCGGCGATCCCGAATACGTCAAGCGGGTGTTGATCGGAACGGCCGTGACGGGCCTGGTGCGCGTCGAGTGGGTGCAGGCGCGCATCGGACAGCTGATACCGCCGAACTGGTCGAGCGTGATGTTGTGGCACTTCATGAATTCGTTCATGCCGTACCGCTATCAGGTGGACGATGCGCAGAATGTAATCGTGAAAGAAGCGATCGAACGATCGTTCGAGTGGGTGCTGTTCTGGGAGCACGACGTATTGCCGCCGCCCGATGCGCTCATCAAAATCAATCAATACATGCGCGACAAGACCTATCCGATTATCAGCGGACTGTACTACACGCGCAGCCGTCCGAGCGAGCCGCTGATCTATCGGGGCCGTGGAACATCCTGCTATACGGATTGGAAGCCGGGTGAGCTGGTGTGGGCCGATGGGGTGCCGACGGGGTTTCTTCTGTGCCACGCTTCGATCCTGCGAGCGATGTGGGATGAGTCCGAGACCTATACGGCGGGCGGCGTGACGATGCGGAAGGTGTTCGAGATACCGATGAAGCAATACTTCGACCAGAGTACGGGCCTCTTCTCCACGATGACGGGCACGAGCGATCTGCTGTGGTGCCGCAAAGTCATCGACGGTAAGTTTTTTGAGAAGGCCGGCTTCCCTGAGATTCAAGCACTGCCGTTCCCCTTCCCGGTGGACACGGAGATCAATTGCCGGCACATCAATCCGAACGGGGAGATCTTCCCGTGAGCACGACACGCGGGCCGATTGCGCAATCGACGAAAGAGACGCTGATCCACACGTTCGATTTCACAAACGATCTGGTGACAGGCGTTTCAGTGTCGACGGCGGTGGCCACCATTACGGATCCCGCCGGCGCCTCGACGGCGCTGGCCAGCAACAAGATCACCGTGCAGTCACCATACGTCAACGTGAAGTACGGTCCGCCGACGAAGTTGGGCTACCATCTACTCGATTGTGTGGCGACGTTGAGCGATGGCCAGGCGGCGCACATCCGGCTGATGATCGGGGTGGGGTATTGATGTTCAGGTAATGACGCTTACCGGAACTGACGTGAGGGTGCTCTCGCCGACGTGCGCCGAGGAGATCGAGCAGTTCGCGTAGGCAAGACGCTATCACGCCAGGCGAGGCGCAGCCTGAATAAAAGAAGTACCGGATTTACCGATTTTAGACGATGGTCAAACGAGCGACACAGAGCAAACATGATCGGCGCAAGACGCAACCCAGGAAGGTCACGAAACAACGCGATGCAAAAATTAAGACTGCGTTTCCTGCGCCAGCACAGACACCCGGTCAGGCCGAGAGCCGCGACGGGTTTGAACGCTTCCAGCAGCGGAAGGCTGAATGCCCGTGGTGGAACGATTACTTGCTGCTGCGCGACGAAGGTTTCACATGGCGTATAGCCGCTTATATCGCCTGGTCGGCCAGTCCCGCCAAAGAACGCTGGCCGGCAACTCAACAGGAACTGGCCGATCAGATATTGGGGCTGAAGTCCGATCGGGTGATTCGACGCTGGCGGACGATGAACCCGGCCATCGATGCGCGCATCGAGCGGTTTCAGGTGGAGCCGCTGCTGCGCCATCGGCGAGACGTGATCGACGCGCTGGTCGATGTAGCCTCGTCACGGGACACGGCGGCGCACAGCGATCGCAAGCTGTTCTTCGAGATGACGGGCGATTACAAGCCGCGCAGTGGTCTCTCAATCAGCGGCGAAAACGGCAGCGCGGTCCAGGTGAAGTTCAATGTTAGCGGCCTCCCTACTGACCTCTTACGGTCTCTCGCCGACGAGGACCCTGAAGAGCCAGTTGCAGCAGGCAGCCCGGCTGGAACTGGCGCGGCGTGAATTGCTGCGGTTTGCCTGTTACGTGGATCCGATCTATCAAAAGGCGCGCCATTTGGAACTGACGGCCGGATATTTGGAACGGGCGCGCCGGCGGGAGATTAAGCGGCTGATGATTCTTTCGCCGCCCCGTCACGGGAAAAGTAAATTGGTGAGTGAATTGCTTCCAGCCTGGGCACTCGGAAATCACACGAGTGAACAGATCATGCTGTGCAGCCACACGCAGAGCTTAGCAGACACTTTTTCGCGCAACGTGCGAAATCTGATCGGGCTCGATCGCTACCGTGAACTCTTCCCGGAAACCCGGCTGAGCGATGACAGCACCACGATTCAAAAGTGGACGCTGGCCGGGAAAACGCGGCCGGCGATGATGAGTCTGGGCATTGGCGGCGCGCCCACGGGGCAGGGGGCCAGCATCCTGATTATCGACGATCCGATCGGCAGCGCGGAAGAAGCCGAGTCGCAGATGCAGCGCGATCATCTGTACCAGTGGTACACGGATACGATCTACCCCCGCCTGGAACCGAACGCGGTGATCATTCTGATGATGCAGCGCTGGCATGAAGACGATTTGACCGGGCGTTTGCTGAAGGAACAGTCCCGCGGCGAGAAGTGGACCGTGATCAATCTGCCTGCCCTGGCGTTGGATAAGAATGATCTGTTACAGCGGCAGCCAGGTGAGGCGCTATGGCCGGAGCGATTCAACGTCGAGGATCTGCGGCGCATTCAGGCGGTGAACGCGCGATCATTCGAAGCGAAATATCAGCAGCGGCCGCGGCCGGCGGAAGGGGCCATCTTCAAGCGCGGCTGGTTGCGCATCATCGACGCGGCGAGTGTGCCGAAAGGACTGCATTGGGTGCGCTATTTCGATCTGGCCTGGAGCACGAAGCAGAGCGCCGACAACACGGCGACGCTCGGCGGGGCGCTGAGCCCGGACGGCGTGCTGTATCTGCGGCGCGGACGCGCGGGCCGTGTGGAGTCACCAGACGCGCGGCGGATGATCAAGGAAATCATGCTCAGCGAGCGCGACGTGCGACACGGGATTGAGAAGTCCGTGCACGGCGGGCCGGTGGTGCAGGATTTGATGCGCGATCCGGACCTGGTGGGCGTGGGATTCACGGCGGTGGACGTGCACCACGATAAGGTGGCGCGGGCGACTCCGGCGGCGGATCGCGCGGAAGCAGGAAAAGTATTTTTCGTGCGCGAGTCGGTGAATGACGACGGCTGGATCGCGGAATGGATCGACGAGCTGTGCGCGTTTCCCTATGGGGCGCACGACGATCGGGTCGATTGTGTCAGCGGGGTCGTCGGGATGCTGGCGCAGGGGACGCGCAAGGCGGCCAGCGCCACGGCCCGCGTGACGACGGTCGACGGTTTGTTCGGCTCATAGGAAGTTGTTCCAGTAACAACCATTACCTGAACTGAGGTGTGATATGAAAATTTCAACGACGATCAGCGATACGCCCTGGGGCGACGTGGACAAGAGCGCGATCGGCAGCAATCTGGCGAATGCTTACGCCAAAGGGAACGCGCCGAAAGCGCAGATCAAGTTTGTGTACCTGGTCGTGCCGAATGAGGCGTTTGGAAAAGACGCCGACGGGAATTCTACGTTTGCTTATAGCAAGGCGTCGTTCCCGATCGCCGAAGTGAGCAGCACGACGATCACGATCAACCGCAACGGCGTGCACGCTGCAGCGCAGCGACTCGTTTCAGGCAATCTTAGCGCGGCTGACCTGACGGCCGCCAAGCGCCGGCTGCGCGGGCTGTACAAGAAACTGAAAGAGACGCCTCCCGCTGCGACCAAGGAATCATTGGCCGAGCCGGTGCTCCAATTAGGGCGCGGCAAGGAAGTGACCGAGCTGGTCAAAGGCAGCGCGGAGTATGTGCGCGAGGAGATCCGCACGGCGTTCAGTGAGACGTTCCAAACGCACTCACCGTACAGCGGCGACCTGTATTGTCCGTGGTCTATTGTTGACACCTTCGCTGACGCGATCGTGGTGAGCGCCTGGGGCGAGATGAACGACCTGGCGTCCGACGAATTCTACCGGGTGACGTACACGAAAAATGCGGACGGCACTTACACGTTTGCGGATGAGGCTAACTGGGAAGTGGTGGAGTTGACGTATCAGACGCAGACGGTGCCGGCTGAAACATCGCCGGGGCAGCCGGCGCCGGATGAAACCCCGCCGGCTGCGACGGGAGAATCTTTATCGGCAGAGACGCGCAAGCGCCTGAAGGAAAAAGGCGAGCGCGTGATCGAGACGCTGCCCAGCGCGATCGAGTTCGTCGAATCCACCCAGAGCAATCCAGACGGACCGTGGCGCGTGCGCGGCATCGGCATCACGGCGGACATTGTGAACGGGAATAACCGGCGCTATCCGGCGGCCGTCCTGCGCCGCGCCGTGAACGATTTGAAGCAACACATCAACGAGAGCGCCGGGCAAGGTCGCGCGCTATCGCTGGTCACCGGGGAATCGGATCATCCGAGCGACAAGGGCAATCGGCGTCCACTCTACTCTGAGATCGTCGTCAACTGGAATGACATCACTTTCGACGGGAATGTCGTCTCCGTCGAAGGTCTCCTGTTGGGGACGCAAGAGGGTAAGGACATCCGGGCCAGGTCGCTTGGCGGCGTGCTCCCCGGCCTGAGCCAGCGCAGCTATATCGAGTCGAAGCCCGTGAAAGAAAATGGATCGACGGTGGAAGAAGTCACCGACCTGCTCATCACCGGCTACGACTTCACCGTGCCGGGCGATCAGAGCGACCCGAACGGCGCTGCCCAAATAATCGAGACTACGCAAGGAGAACCTAAAATGACGAAAGAAGAGTTGGAGCAGTATTTAAAAGAACATCCTGAATTGTTCAAGGGCCTCATCACCGGCGAGGTGAAGGCGCTGAGCGACGACGCGATCAAAGCGGTCGAGTCGAAGGTGCGTGAGCTGCTGAAGATCGACGACAAGGCCGACATCGGCGCGGCGCTGAAGCAGGCCGTGGAAGCGCAGGAAACACTGCAAGCGCAAACGCGGCAGAAGACCGTGGACGAGGCGATCGCGGCGCAGACCAAAGACCTGCCCTACGGCGCTCAGATGAACAAGCTGCTCGTCGAGGAAATCCGCAGCGCGAACCCGCAGGACGAAGCGGCCGTCAAGAGCGCGGTGGAATCGCTGCGCAAGCGCTATGACGCGACGGCAGCCGCGGCGCGGTTGGGCGCGATGGGTTATCGCGGGCCGGCGCTGCTGGCGCCGGTGATCGAAAGCGAGTTGGGCATCCCCGGCTTCGCGCGGGCCTCACACGAAGTGACCGAGGCGCTGGTGCGGCGCGGCCAGGCCAAGCGGCGCGACTGGACGAAGCTCATGACGCCGAACGAATTGTTTGCGGCGCAGGTGCTGGAACTCTTCGATAAAAGCGCCAACCCCTACACGAAGATCCAGAATCAGCTGGCGATGATTCAGGAATCGAAGTTGGTAGAGGAAGCGGAGCAGACGACCGATCTGAATTTGCCGGTGAGCACGAACCGCGCGATCATCGCCGAGGCGCTGCCGACGCTGATCGCCTCGAGCGTGTTTGATTTTGGCGTGACGGACGCGAGCCCGTTCAATCTTTTTTACGAGTCGTACGCCGGCGAGTCTGGCTCGACGGCGACGATCACCAACGAGACTGTCACGGCTGACCTCAACGCCTGGGTCGAACTCGATTACAAGCGCGTGACACCGGGCAGTGTCACTGTGACCGATTCCGATGGAAGCCCGACCTATACCGAGGGCACCGACTACGTGATCGACTACGCAAACGGAAAGATCATGGCGATCGCGACGATCAGCGATAGCCAATCAATCAAAGTGACCTACGGATACAGCGCGATCCGATTGGGTGAGATGGCGCCGATCCAACGCGGCAAGGGGCAGCTGGATTACATCACAGTCGAGGCGATGGCCGATCGCCTGGCGACGCAGATCAGCAAGGAAGCGATCGTATTCAGCCGATCGCAAATTGGGTGGGACGCCACGGCGCGGACGCTGGCGATGTTGATTAAGCAGATCCAGCGCAAGATCGACGAGGGCGTGTTCTACCTGGCGCTGGCCTCGGCGCTGCAGGTGGCGGATAACAGCGGCGGCACGTGGACGGCGGCCAGCGACGAGCTGGACGAGTTGGTGAGCGATCTGGGCCTGGCCAGCACCAAGATCGCTTACCGCTACTATCCACCGACCGCCTACCTGGGATCGCTGAAGCGCATGGAGGCATTGAGCCATTGGCTTGGTTTCACCGCGGCCGGCCAGCGTCCGGGTGACGAGCGCCTGGGCAATGGCTTGGTGGGATCTCTCAACGGCATTCCGTGTTTTTCGAGCACCGAATTCAGCGACGGCTATATCCTGGCCGTCAATCGCGAGTTGGTGGCGCATCGCGTGTACGTGCCGATGAGCTTGAACGGGCCGTATCCGTCGTATCACACCGATGGCACGATCATCGCGGCCGATCAATGGTTCGCGGAAGAGTTCAACGTGACGGCCAGCCCGATCCCGGGCAAGGGCGCCTACGTCAAGATTTCTTAGGCGGGATGATCGACCAAAAATCAAACGGGCAGGCGCGGGGATCTCCGCGCCTGCCACGAAACAGGAGCACATCATGAAAATCAGTCGAACGATCCTAGTCGTCGCCCTCACCGTCATGCTGCTGTTGGCGGTCGGCGTGGCGATGACCTCTGCCAGCAATCCCGATCCGCAGCAGCTGACCAAGGTGCAGGGATGGGCCACCTATACGTTCCTGCCGGCGACGAATATCACCGCCACCACCGCCATTACCTATACCGGCTGCCCGTACATTCGGGCCGGCACAAACGTCTGCATCGCAAACGCCTACGCGCAGGCGGATGTGTTCGTGACGGCGGACGTGAGCGGCACCGGGGAGGTGACGGTCACGCCGCAGGTGTCACCCGATAACATCTCCTGGGTTGACGTGGCCTATCAGTACACGACCAATAATGTGGCCACGACCAGCGTGGCCACGGGCCAGGTCGTCAGCGGGACGAGCGTACTGACCACGACGACGACCACCACCACAAGCAGCACTTCAGCGCTGGCGTATGGAACCTATCAGGTGGTCATGAACGCGGACGGGACGCAGCTGATGCGGATCCCGCTGTATGGAGAGTATCTGAGATTCAAGTACGCCACGAGCACATTGAGCAACACGCTGGGTAACACGATCCCAGCGCTGCAAATCAAAGTGACGTACAAGAATTTCCAGTGAGATGAGCCTCCCCGTCTGAACAGCGGGGAGACTGGGAGCCAGTTATGAGATTGAGCACCTTGACGGCGCGGTTGATGGAGGCGGTCCCGGAGCGCAGCGGCGTGCCCAGCGCACTGCAATATCAGCAGTGCGTGGAGGACGCCGTGAGCGACTTCAGCCGGCGCGCGCCGGTGCAGAAGATCAGCGCGGTGCACGTCGTGAGCGGTACGGCGGCGTACGCGCTGCCGGCCGATTTCATCAAGATGTACAAGGTCGTCAGTTTGTTAACGAGGGGGCCGGGCGTGCTCAATACTCACGGCGGGCTGGTGCCGTTTTTGATCGGCACGACAGAGAAGATCAGTGTGTCCGGTGCGCGGCTGCTGATCTTCCCGACGCCGGCCTACACACTTGATCGCGAGATGTGGTATGGCGCGGCGCACCGGTTGGACGAGCACGGCGACTATCCGGATCTGACAGATGACCTGGCGGCGATCGTGCTGAAGAAGGCGCAGGCGCTGGCGCTGCTGGTCCTGGCGAACAAGGCGACGCAGGAAGCGTGGTCATACAGTTTCGGCGATGAGAGTGTGACCAAGACGGGTCTGGCACGCGACATCCGTGAACAGGCCGCGCTGCACGAGGAGCAGTATGCCGCGGATGTGAAACAGTTCGTCGGACAGCGGATCGTGCGCGGCAGTTCGAGCCCGACCTTCAGCGCGTGAATTGTGTTCCTGCTCCGCGGAAAGCGCGCGGAGTTGTTCCAATAATGTCGATTACCTGAACTGGATTCAAGATGATTGACCGAGGCGACCTGGAACAGATGCAAGCCGATTTGCAGGCGGTGCGAGACAACCGGCCGGTATCGATCACGATCCGGCGTGCTACCGCAACACTGGCGGCGCAGACGGTGCGCGTGGGGCGCGTGGGCGCAGGGAGTGGTCTCAATTCCGGGAACACGCGCGAGGCGCGCGGATCGATCATCGTGCTGGGCGATCCGGATCTGGATATTCAGGTAGACGACCGGTTCAACACCGGCGGGCGATTGTATCGCGTGTCATACGTGAGACTCAATCGCGACTCGCACACGCTGGCCGAAGGGGAATTGATCGAATGAGTGACGGGTTCGTGTGGGTGAAGCCGCCGAGTTCTCTGATCGGCCCGCTGCATGAATATGGCGAGAAGTGCCTGGCGGCGGTGTATGCCATTGCGTCCTACGTCGGACAGCAGATGCAGGACGAGGCGCGGCGCGCCGCGAAGTGGGAAGACCGGACGGGCAATGCGCGCTCGGGGCTGTTCTTCGCCGTGGATGGGTTCGGGATGGGGCCGATCGTCGGGAACGTGGACGTGAATGCGTTGAGCCAGGCAGATCGTGCGGTCATCAGCGGCACGAGCGATCGGCTGGTGCTGGCGCTGAGCCACACGATGTGGTACGGAAAATATCTCGAGCTCAGCAACGGGGGCAGGTACGCGGTCGTCATGAGCACGATGGAGCGCAACCTGCCCCGGCTCGAGCGGATGCTGAAACAGACGTTTGAGGGATGAGCCCTCACCCCCAACCCCTCTCCCAAAGTGAGAGGGGGGAGATGATATGGGACTAATCGATCGAATCAGCGCGATGTTCAAGCAGCGGTCGACGGCCGCCGAGCCGACGACGAGCGACGAGATCAAGCCACCGGTGCGGATCGCGGCGCTGCCGAATCTGTTCCAGGCCGAGCGCGATCGCGCCGCCGTCGTGCGCCAGTGCCGCGAAATGTATGCGACAGACATGCGCGTGAAGCGCTTGATCGGCACGCTGGCCCGGGATGCGACGCGCGGCGAGTTCACCATCGTGAGCGACCAGGCGCAGGCGGTGGACGTGGCGACGGCGATGCTGCAGCGGGTGAAGTTGTCCGATCGCCTGGACGATTACATGCGGATGACGCTGCGCGATGGCGATACGCTGCTGGAGATCAGTGTCAACGCGCAGGCGGAGATCGTGAGCATGTCGCACAAGCCGACGCTGGAGATACGGCGCAACAGCGATGCCTTCGACCGGTTCGCCGATCCGGCGAAGGCGTTCTGGTGGAGCGACACGCTGTGGCTGGGCCTGGAAGCGCCCGAAAATGCGGTGTGGTTTGCGGAATGGCAGATCATCCACGCGCGCTGGGCTCACGACGAAGGATCGCGCTATGGCGCGCCGTTGTTTGCGGCGGCGACGAGCGCGTTCAAACGGATGAGCCAGGGCGAGATGGACATCGCGGTGCGGCGCAAGACGCGCGCCGGGCAGAAATATTTGCACGTGGTGGAGGGCGCCACAGAAGACGAGTTGGTCGAGTATCAGGAACGCAACCAGGCCGCGCTGGACAATCCCTACGCGCCGACGGCCGACTTCTTCACCAACCAGGCGGGCAGCATCAGCGTGATTGGCGGAGATGCGACGCTCGATCAGATCGAGGATGTGATGCACCACATCCGATCATTCTGGACGGCCTCGCCGGTGCCGATGAGTCTGATCGGCTATGGTCAGGATCTCAATCGCGACGTGCTGGATAAGCAGAAGGAAGAGTACGACGAAGAGTTGGAGATTGTGACCAAGTGGATTGACGATGAGATCGTCAGACCATTGGTCGATCGGCAGCTGCTGCTGGCGGGCATTCTGCCCGAGACGGCGGCCTACACGATCGGTCGAAAGAAGAAGGCGGTGCTGACGGCGGTGATGATCCGCGACGCGGCCGATGCGGCGCTGCGGCTGCGCGCGCTGGGGCTGCCCGATGCGGCCATCGGCCAGGTGCTGGCGCCGTTCCTGCCGGGGATCGATCTGCAGGCGGCGTTCGCGCAGGCCGGCAACGACGTGGAGAGATTAGCGGACGCGGCGGCGGGGGTGTGAGAGTCTCATGCAAAGTAGTTCAGATAATGCCTCTTACCGGAAGTTGAAATGATAGCAGCGATCGAGGAAGCGAAGGATCTCAACGATATTCCGGTGAAGCGCGTGCACCAGGTGCAACAGCGCGCGCTGCTGCGGATGCTGTTGTACGCGGTGGGCCGGACGCACGAGATGCTATGGGACACGTCGCAGAAGATGAAGAGCGCGCTCGTGGCTGCGGCCGACGAAAAAGGAAAACTGGACGGCCTGGGATTGAGCCAGGCGAAGAAGGCGCTCGAGCGCGAGTGGGCAAGTTTCTTCAAGGAATGGAAACCGATGTTTGAGGATCTGCGCCGGCAGGCCGCCAGTCTTCCCTTTGGGACGCTGGCCGTGTATCACGATCGACTGGTGCGGCCGGCGATCGAGAAAGCGGCGGCGACCGAGAGCGTGATCGATTTTGTGTTCAACCCGATGATCCAAGCGGTGCTCGATGCGGCGAACAAACGCCTGTACTCTGATGGCATCCCGCTGAGCCGGCGCATTTGGAATCTGGACTGGGAGTCACAGAAGGGCATCGCCGATACCGTCAGCGTCGGCGTGGCGAACGGCATGGATGCGTGGACGATCGCCGAGGAACTGCAACAGTATCTCGGGCCGATGCAGGACTGTCCGCGCTGGACGCGCACGCGCTTGAACAAGCTCACCAAGAAGGACATCGCCGCCGGCGTCAAGACCGGGCTGTACAGCAAGGACGATTGCGCCGGGCAGGGCGTGGCATACAAAGCGCTGCGCCTGGCGCGCAACGAGATCCAGACGGTGCACCATGCGGCGACGGATCAGGTGATGGGGATGCTGCCGTTTATCGAGAAAGAGCAGATCAATCTGTCGCCGTCTCATCCGGTAGACGACGTGTGTGATCAGACGGTCGCCGCTGGCGAGGGCGGCAAAGGGATCTATCCGAAGGGGCAGATTGAACTTCCGCTGCACGTGCAGTGTCTGTGTTTCAAGACGGCCGTGTTGATGGACGAGTCGCAGTTCGTGGACCAGTTGCGCGGCTGGCTGAACGGCTCGAGCACGTGGTCCGAGATGGACGCGTTCCAGACGGCGATCGGCGGGAATGTGAACATCGATCTGACGAGCAGCCAGGTCGCGCAGCATTTGCCGCAGTGGGCGTTTGAGGATCCGTATCAATTCAATTGAGGCAGTAAAGATGTTTAACAAGCTCAATCTCGGATGCGGCTACACGTGGCTGGCCGGATACATCAATCAAGATAAGCGCGATCTGCCCGGAGTGAACAGCGTGTTTGACCTGGACGCCCATCCGTGGCCGCTGCCTGATGAGCACTTTGAAGAAATCATGGCACTGGATGTGTTTGAGCATCTGGCCGACGTCGTAGGCGCCATGGACGAGTGTTATCGCATTCTGCGAGCGCGGGGAATCTTGACCGTTCGCGGGCCGCTGCCTGACTCGCCAAATTTGTGGGTTGATGTGACGCATCGCCGGGCCTTCATTGAACACAGTTTTGATCACTTCGACTGGACAACCGACTACGGGCGACGGTATCACTATGGCAACGGCTCGTGGCACGTGCTCAGCGAACGTCGCGAGGATACCAACATCATTTTTGACCTGGTGAAGGTGTAGGGGCATGGGCTTACGTGACTCGATCATCACCGCATTGACCACGGACACCACGCTGATGGCGCTGCTGACCGGCGGGGTGCACGGCGCGCTGGAGATCAGCCGGCAGAACACGCCGGCGGCGTTCGACACGAACCTGGAGATCAAACCGTGCGCGCTAGTGAAGGTCAACGCGGACACTGCCACCGGCCCCTACGCCACGAGCGCAGCGTCGACGCTGGAAATCTATTTCTATCAGCGCGCGGGCTACGACACGATCGGCGCGGCGCAGATCCGCGCGATGGCGCTATTGAACCGGATGAAGGTCGGCGATCACGTCTGGCAGATTCGCTGGTCGGATAACGTGCCAGAAGCCGACGACAACGTGCTGAATTGCAGCCTGGGCCTGAGCCGCTACCACGTGTACAGGATGCTGTTATGCTGACATTTATGGGCTTCGACATTCCGCGAGACGGGTACGGGTACGGGACGCGCAAGATTGCCGCAGAACTGCGCAGGATTGATTCTGCCGTGAATTTCGTGGACATGACGCGGAATGGCCGGCTGACCGCGCCGCAAATGCGCCTGTGGACCGTTACCGGCCGCGCCGTGGCACTGTGCCAGCCGGACTGGTTTCCCGACGTGATGTGCGATGAGTTGATCGGCTACACGATGTTCGAGGCGACCCAGTTACCGCGCGGCTGGGCGGACAAGATCAATTCGTTTTGCGCGCGGCTGCTGGTGCCGTGCGAGTGGACCCGGCAGGTATTCGAGGCGAGCGGTGTGACGGTGCCGATCGAGCTGGCGCCGTGGGGCATGGAGGCCGAGGATTATTGGTACATCGATCGCGAGGCCGAGCGGGTGCATCACGGCGGAGAGGATCGGCCCTACACCTTCTTCTGGAGCGGCACGCCGGACCTGCGCAAGGGCTGGGACGTGGCGTACAAAGCCTTCCGCCTGGCGTTTGGCGATCGGAGTGATGTGCAGTTATTGATGCACTTCCGCGAGGCGCTGCCCGGCGATCCGCGCTTTGCCGATCGCAACGTGCGCACGATCGTCGGACGGGTGGACACGTACAAGTGGCGCGAGCTGCTGGCCGGCGTCGATGCGTTTGTGTTTCCGAGCCGGGGCGAGGGCTGGGGCTTACCACCCCGCGAGGCGGCCGCTACGGGTCTGCCGACGATCGCGACGGACTACGGCGGACTGCACGAAGACCTGGCGCTGTGGGGCTTGCCGTTGAACGTGGCGGGTTTTTCGCCGGCGCAATTCGGCGAATGGAACGCCGGCGACGTCGGCGAGTGGGCCGAGCCGGACGTCGATCACCTGGTGACATTGCTGCGCTGGTGCGAGGCGAATCGCAATGAGGCGGCACGGCGCGGCTGCGCCTCCAGCGAGTGGCTGCTCAACGAAACGCCGTGGTCTCGGACGGCGCGGGCCGTCCTGCGCGGCGTCAAAAATGCTGAAGACAAAAAGGCGGTGGCGTATGCGGGTTAAGTGGACAGGGTACGGAACCCGGATGGTGGCCAGGCCGGACGGGCGCGGCTTATACATCTGGCAAGATTCAAACGATCACGTGGTCGACGTCGTCGAGGCCGATCTGGTGGCGGAACTGTTGACGAGCCCGCTGCCCGATCACTTCAGCGTGGCACCGGGCGAGCCGTTGACGGACATCAAGGGGATCGGCGAGCAGCACGTGGCCGAGTTGTCTCTGACGGGTGTGGCTACGATGGGGCAGATGGCCACCCTGAGCGAGGCGCGCATCGTCGAAGTGGCCTCGGCGATTCACGCGAGCGAGCGGCAGGTGCGCGCCTGGGTGAAGGCCGCGCGGCAGAAGGTTGGACAGACTGAGGAGTAGACGAGCGCGGGCGGTCCGCGCATCGAAATAAATCAATCATCGTAAGAGGAGCGTGTGAAATGGCAAATGACATCTATGGACAACGACCGTTCGGCATCGCGGAGATCAAACTGACCTCACTGGCAACCTCGCCGACGAGCGTCACGTTGGCGGTGGAGCAAACACTGACCTTCAAGGAACGCTTTCTCGCGGCAGAGCTGCAAGGCCGCAGTCGCATTGCGGCGGTCGCGTCGGTGTGCATCGCGGTGGATTGGGATCTGGAAGAAGGCGGGATCCCGTTGGCGGCGTATGCGCTGATGACAGGGCGCACGCTGGTGACCAGCGGCACGACCCCCACGCGGACGACGGCGCTGGTCGGAGCTTCGCAAGTCTACAACCCGTATTTCAAAATCGAAGGCCGGGCGGTGGGCGAGGATGCGAGCGATGATCTGCACGTGATCATCTACAAGGCCAAGCTCAAAACGGGCCTGGACGGCGCCTTCAAAGACGGCGCGTTCTTCATGTCGAAGGCCGGCGGCGTCGGCGTCGACAACGGCACCGCCGGGCAGAACGTCTGGAATTTCATCATGCGCGAGACGGGCGCGGCGCTGTAAAAAGAGATTAGTAATTAGTGATTGGAGATCGCATGAAACTGGACGAGTGGCGCAAGGCGCGATCGGATGGCGAGCCGTTCACCCTGCCCTCCGGGCTGGATGTGCGGCTGCGCAAAGTGACGGCGCTGGACCTGGTGCTGCAGGGCACGCTCCCGACGACGCTGTACGCCAAAGCCGACGCGTACATCAACGAGCGCGGCGGAATTGACGCCGAGAAGTTTGTCGAATTCGAGCCGGTGATCAATGCGCTGTGCGTGGCCTGCGTGGTCGACCCGAAGGTCGGCCTGAACGGCGAAGGCGACCTGGCGGTGACCGAGATCCCGATCGAGGATCGTCTGGAAATATTCTCGTGGGCGAACCAGGCGAGTGGTGCGCTCCAGAAATTTCGTCCAGAACAAAGCGCAACTGTGGACGCTGCACAACCTGGCGCATGAATACGGCCAGCGGCCCAGCTCGATCGTGGGCATCCGCGACACCTGGTCGGCCTATCAGTTCGACGTGGCCGCGTTGATGTTCGGCCGCGAGGTCGAAGCGAAGTTGCGCGCGGGCGATACGATCAGCAAGGCCCTGGGGGTTAATCTGAGCCCGCGCGAGCGGGCGCGCCTGGGCGAGTTCCGATCGCTGAAGAACTACAAGAAGGGCCAGCGCTGATGCGGGGTTGGTTGTTCAGGTAATGGGGTTTACCGGAACAGGATCGCCGCTGACCAATTGGTCAGTGGGGATGACGGAGGGTAGATGCCGTTTCAAGTGGGCAGCGCCTACGGGAAGATTGAGATCGATGCGTCGGGCGTGATCAATTCGACACGCGCGGCGCAGGCGGTCATGCAGAAGTTCGATCAGGCGGCGGGGCGATCGTTGTCGCAGTTCCGCAGTTTCAGCGAGGGTCTGACGCAGGGCGCGAGCCGCGCGGATGTGGCGCGCGCTTCGCTGTCCGGGCTGGAGCAAAAGTTCCAATCGGGCGATATGAATGCGCTGCAATATCAGCGCGCGATCAACCAGGTCCAGACACAGTTTGGACTGGCCAGCGATAAATCACGCAAGGCGGCGGTCGAGATTCAGGGATTGAACGATCGCTTCGCCCGCGGCGAGATCACTGCGCAGCAATATGCCACCGGGCTTGAGAAGGTCTACCAGGATCTCGATAAGGCCGGCTTCAGTGCCAAAGCCTTCGGCGACAAGATGGCGGGCATCGGCGACAAGATGACGATGGGCGTGACGCTGCCGCTGGTGGCGCTGGCCGGCGTCGCGGTCAAGACGGCCAGCGATCTGGGCGAAACGGTCAGCAAGGTCAACGTCCTCTTCGGTGATTCCGCGA